ACTGGTCTCAGGTTTTGTTTCAGTATTGTCCAGAAAGTCGAATCATCGGTGCGAACGGAAACTGAAACGTCTTTGGTGATTGCAGGACCATTCTGTGTTGCTGGTAATGCTTTCGTTGATGATGCATCTATAGACACAACATTTGGTGACATGGCCTGATCCATTTTAGCATCTTCATTTGTTGCAACAGCCTGCTGTAGTTGTTGAGTTACGGGGCTTGGTGCTGGTGCTTCAGGAGTTGCACTTGGTGTTTCAGTCGAGGTTTCATTTGTTGATGGTGCATCAATTCTTCTTGGATCACTCGATGCGGCTTGAGCCGAACCTCTACCTGCACCTGCGGTTGATGGCGTGATTCCTGATGGTAGAGGAGTTGCCTTTGTTTCAGATTTGACCATAACAGGATTGCCATCATCATCTATTCCAGTATAACCCATGTCTCTTTCTTTTTGAACTAAACCTGTTTTTCCATCAAAACCAATACTCTTTAAATATTGATTCTGTTCTTCAGCTCTACCTGAAAAATTATACCAACTGGTTTTGAATATTCCTTGTTTTGTTGCCTCTCTGAGAATATTGTTTTTTCGACCTTCAATCTTATCATTTGCGGCTTCTATTACTGCCTCAGCAAATCCTCCATCCGTCGCTCCAGCATTAATAATACCTTTTGTTGTTTGTTCTGGATTTTTATCGTTGTATAGTAAAAATGCCAATAAGGCGGCCGCACCAGCACCGGCTAATAGGGCGATACCAACAGGCGATATTAGAAAACTACCAAGTCTCAACATTGAAGAAAGAAAACTGGATCCTAAAGTTTTCATCAGTTGAAATATTGGTTCGAGGGCCTCCTTAAAGTTTGCAATCATTTCTTTAATTGGCTTTAAAAAATCTTCTATCATTTTTCCTAAGCCATCAAACAAACCGCCAGATTCTTTAGTTTCTTTGGTTGCTGTCACTGTTTTACCACCACCAATGCCCTTTAAAGCATCAATAATTTCTTGGTGTCGGTCTTTTTCTTCTTTTTCTTTCTTAGGGTATCTATCGGCCTCCAATTCATGGCGAGTCTTTTCATCATCAATATTCTTTTTGATCAAATTGTAGATTCTAGATAATATCGTGGCTAAGCCATCTCCCCTTTGTAAACGACCTACTTGGCCTTCACTTAGTTTAGTTACCATAGGATTCTGTTTCGCCTGTTTGTCTAATGATTGACTAAAGCCTTTTTTACCTTTTCTAGTAAAATACTGCATATCTTCATCACTGCGGCCAGCCAGTTTACCATACATAGCCGCACCTAGGCCACCGCCAAGAACTCTTGCGATATTCATTGGATCAAAACGTTCTTTGAATCTGGTTGCTTTTGCTTTTAGTTTATCGGATATGGCTCCAGTGAAGGATCCAACTGTAGATTTATTTGGATCACTGAGGTTCCTTATGATCATATCTGATAATGATTGGCGCCCAATCACTTGAGCGGAACGATAAGACATTTTATTTGCCATTTTAATATACCGGTTTCATATCTGATGTTGAAGTTATTGCTATTGGTTGTGAACTGGTTGCAGGCACCACCACGTTTGTGGATTTATCTATAATAACTGTAGATCCTGATTGTTTTTTAAATTCTGCATTTTGTTTGGAAATCGAATCCATTTTTTGACCTGTAACATTTTCCACAGGAATATCTTTTTGTTTTGAATTAATACCATTTCTTATTAATTCAACATTTTCTTTTGCTCTTTTGCCGGTGTCTTTATAATATTTTGAATCCATAATACTTTTTGCTGCGGATTCCATATCCAAATTCAATAAAGCCCGATGAAGGCTTGGCCATTTTGGATTACCTTTGTTGTCATAATACCAACCTACACCCATATTATATGTCATATCAATCAAAGCAGCCTGTGCATCAGAATTTAATTTATCGAAATTTGGTATCTTTTTTGCAGCACTTTCATATGGTTTGAAATCTTGTTCCACTAAAATATTAGCATCTTCTTTTGATATTGTAGTGTCTTTTCCTAGAGCACCTAAAACAGGAATTTTTTTATTTCCAACCTCAATGTATCCTTGACTAACTTCTTTTGGTGTAATTTGGTGACCATATCCAACCGAGTACCTATCTTCTAATATTTTGCCATCTTTATCTTTTTTGGGGTCATGATATGCTTTTTCTGCATAATCTTCATTTTTCTTTATTTTAGCAATGACAGATGTTGCTCCGGCAACACCAACTGCAACAGCGGCAACTTTGGCTGCCGTAGGCATATTGGTTGTTACGGTTGTCTGTTTTGTAGCAGTTTGTTTTGGCGCTTCTACTGGCTTAGATTCTGCTTTAGGTGCCGCTGGTTTAGTTTCAACTGGCTTAGATTCTGCTTTAGGTGCCGCTGGTTTAGTTTCTGCGGCTTTATTTGCCGGCTTGGCTTCCTTTGCGGCTTCTTTTATTTCTTTTTCTTGTTTCTTTTCTTTAACTGATTGTTTTTTTGGTTCTGGTTTCTCGACCTTTTCACCGCTCTTTTTGATTCTTTCCAATTCTTTCAAAAACTCTTTATGTCGTCTTTTTTCTATGTCACGTTTTTCTTTCTCACGATCTTTAGCCAACTCCGATCTCAATTTCTTTTCTTCGATATCATTCTTCATAACAGAATATATCTTTGTGGCCACATCGGCGGCCGCATCACCTTTACGTAACTTGACAACACCAGATTCAGCAATATTGCTGTAGAATCCAGCGTCTACATTTCCAACTTTGCCTCTACGTTGTGAAAGCCCTGTGTGATACAGTATATCTTTTTGACTGCGGCCGGTCATTTTACCAACCAAACCAGCACCAATACGCCCACCAAACATCTTTGCGATATTTAATGGATCAAACTTTTCTTTGATGCCTGTGGTATAACCCTTGAAGGTTTGAGATATACCACGACCAACACCGCCGCCAGAAGCTAAACTTCTGGTAACATTTTCAACTAAGCCACGTTGGCGATATGCTCTGGCTTGTTGGTATGAATCACTGCGATCTGTCATCTACGTTCCGCGTTTCTTTGTTTGATCTTTTCGTTTTCTTCTTCAATATACTGTACAAGCATACTCACGTAAACATCACGTTCCCACGGCATCATATTTTCAAGTTCAGACAAACTATATTTGTGGTGTTGCATCATTGCAAAGTTTGTCTTATAGTAATTCGTTAAATTATCATGACGAAAGGTTAGCCGAAAAAATTTTCGAGGCCCTCAACTTCAATGCTGTGTTCAAAACCACACTTGCTGCATTTCATTTGAATTTTCTTGTTAATCTTAGGTAGATTATCAAAGTATTCTTCAATCTTGGCAAATTGTTCTTGATTCAAAGATTCAACAAACTCAATCAATTCTTGTTTACTTGTTTCTTTTGCATAGTAGAATTGTTGGCCATCATAGATGTATTCAATGCTGTTTACAATCATATCGAAAGCAAGGTCTGTTGCTGACTTATCTTCTTTTGCGCTATTCAATATCGTAAACTGTGGATATCTAAGTTTAATGATGATTGTATCAGTCAAATTGATTTCATCTTTAACACCAGTATCTTCAACCTTGATATCCAACAGATTCATTTCTGTTTCCATTGAATTGCCGCAAGGTTTATCTTCAACCAGGTTTTCACAACGATAACGAGTTTTAACAATCTCACCTACTGATCTTGCTCTTAATTGCAAAAAGTAGTATTCAACATCAACGATTGGAAGTTCTTCAATGTTTACATCTGTCAATGTACAGTTAGTTAAAACTTGTTTGATGTTTTTTTCAATCGTTTCACTGTCATTTGCTTCCATGGCCATCATCAAATTTCGTTGTTCTTTGACTAAGAATGGTCTGAAGCGGATAGTTGTCTTTGAAACCGGTAAAGTCAAATCAAAGACAGGCGAATCAATTTTTGGTAAAGCCATAATATCTCCTTAATATAATCAAGGCGCCGCATTAGGATCGGATTGTTGTGCAAGCGCCAATTCTGAATTCACATTCGTTTGTGTAACCATACTCAAGTATGGATTAGGAACAGTAGCAGTTCCTCCGATATTACCCAACACCTGAGAAATACCAGCTTGCAATAAACTTGTTCCAAGCTGTTGTATAGAGTTGTTTTGCCAGTATCTATAAGCAAATACAACATTTAATTTGTGTACACCATCAGCAGACCAATCCAAATCCATTTGGTTCACAATGATAGGAAATGCATCGATGATGTTTACGGAATATGTAAGTTTATTATATTGATCATATTGGTTCACAGTAAGTGTTGAAATATAATCGTTTTTATAGTTAAAGTCGAAACTCAATGTTGGGTTGATGTATTCCATCCACGAATCAAAGAAAATCTTTTCTTGCATATCGTTACCAACAATAAAAGTCATATCCAAATCATTATAGTTTGAC